GCGGCGATGGTACGGGCCTATTTCGCCACCTGATGATCCTTACACTCTCACCTTACTCGCCCCTGACCGGGCGAGTAAGGCATGTCCTGACCCTGGCCCTATAACCACGAATGGAGTGCCGCCACACCACAAGGATCATTTTCACGCTTATGGGATGGATTCGCAACTGACGCTGACCCCATGCTGACCCCGTGCTGACCCCATGCCCGCGATGGCGATCATGCACCGTGTACCTTGTGGAGTACCCTGCCACCGCCGCCGAATTGTTCTCGGTCAGCCGATGATCCTACACGGCCCGGACGATGAGATATTTCATACGGACCGCTTGACAGATTGCAGAACGTGTTGTATGGTGTTTAGACACACAACAGCCGCACAGCGGCAGAATGGACCGAGCCATGCACCTGATGAATGACAGTATAGTGACGGGGGCGATCAAAGTGACCGACACCTCTACGCTCACTAACCGCGATCGTTACCGGCTTGATTTCGGCGGCATTTCACACTGCATCTTTATGAGCCGTGCAGAAGTGGAGGAATTGAATGCGGCGACATTCACGGCTCTTACCGGCCTGCCGGACCCGATGAGCCGAGAGATTGAGGCGAACCGGGTAGGGAATCAAGCGTATCGGACGGCGTACAACGGCGACTGATCTATACCATTCGATCGGTGAGATATCCCGATCGAATGACTTGACAGATGATGGTTAGAGCGTACCCTTGTCTAAACGGCCAGTAGGCCGGAATGGAGGACAGAATGAGACTTGGCAAGCATCAAAAACGGACCTTGTGGGCGTATCGGCCGACTACCCTGCGATCGCTCGGTCTCATGTCATTCGATCGCCGGAGCCGCAGCACACGAGAGACTATTGCACGCCTCGTGAGGCGAGGTCTCATGGGCGTCAATTCCTATGGTCAGGCGTTTTTGACAGAGGCAGGCCGCGACCTTGTAGAACAGAGTGGGAGTGAAGCATGGACCCTGTAAAACTCAATCGTGAAGGATGGCTAGAAATGATCCTCCACACATATCTCGACGATCATTTCGCGGAAGCCGGGTACACCGTGCCCGATAAGGTGAAAGTAACCTGCGGATGGCCTCACAAAGGGGGCGTAGGTTCGCGTAAGCGGCGAATCGGAGAATGCTGGTCGCCGGAATGCACGGTAGACGGTTCGCATCAAATCTTCATCTCGCCCGTGCTGGATGAACCAGTGAAAGTTATCGGCGTCTTGATCCACGAGGTCGTTCACGCCGTCGTGGGCACCGAGCACGGCCACAAGCGGCCTTTCATCGACTGTGCGAAAGCAGTCGGCCTCACCCCTAAGTGGGCCGCGACAGGTGAATCCGATGAACTTGTGGCCTTGATTCGAGGATGGTTGGCTAAGTCGCCTGCCTACCCTCATGGTGCCCTCGATAAAAACGCCGTGAAGGAACAAAAAGCGGGCACCCGCCTGCTCAAAATGCAATGTGGGTGTGGCCTCATTATCCGGACGACCCAAAAATGGTTAGATGAGTACGGGCCGGAATGGCCGTGCCCATGCGGTGAAAAGTTGACTGCGACAGAATGACCCATAACATTCGATCGGTGGAACATTCCGATCGAATGACTTGACAGATTGAAACGATGATGTAGACTTGTGTAGACGCCCCATAGGGGCAGAACGGAGAGTGTGATATGGGAAACTATTGTGATTCGTGCGGTACGCCGGGGTCAACTGACGATGATGCGGGCTACACTGCCGGTGAGGGTTATCGGTGTGTAGAGTGCCGAGAGAACGTGACAAGCAATAACAAACGCAGCAATAACGAACGTGCGACGTTGGGGTCGTTGGCGATCAATTCGGACCTGGACCGAGACGGCGATAACCATACGGCCCTTGTGGACCTGCTGGCCAACTTGCGACATTGGGCTGACCGTCACGCCCCGACGGTAGATTTCAATGCGGCCGTGGAAACGTCGGCGATGCACCACAATGATGAAGTGATGGAAGTGATGGAAGTGATGGAGGACGATGATGACGAACACCTAATGAATAGAGAGACTACGATAGAACTGTCTAAACGTCGAAACCAGTACCCGACCTATGCTGTGCCGCGTTTGTGGCTCGAAAACGATCTTGGTGACCGGCAGATTGGCAATCCCCGTGGCAGTATCTACGCTGTCGGCGATACGATTTACTCGTTTGGGAGCCATTTCCCCATAGCCCGGAAACTGCCGTCCGGCGTCGTGCTCATCACCACCCGCGACTATAGCCGTACTACGGCCAAGCATATCTGTGCGGTGCGAGCGGCGATCGAGCAAGCAGGCAAGACGATGGTGGACCTCCATCCTGCTCTGTGGGACGAGGCTGCTGCAAAGCGAACAGGAGAAATTCGGGTCTACTTCCGTGACATGCTGGCCGATCTGTTGCGGGAACTGGCTGAGGCCCGCAATACCCGCGTGTTTGGTGCCAGGTATGAGGCGGTCAGCGATCTTAGACGGCGGTACGTGGACACCATGCTCGATCTCGGCCTCTCCAGCAAGCCCTTCACCCGTACCTTGCCTGTTTCCTTTTTCACCTGACTCTCCACTCCGCCGCCCCTGTCGAAAGACAGGTGGCGGTGTTTAGACGAACAACAGAGCGACTCATGGCGTACCTAACTCCATCATGGTGTATCGACCCGCGTACGGTGACGCCCGATCTTCGAGACACCGAATACCGGCTGTTTGCAAGAGAGTTGGACATCCAGCAGGGGCTGCTGCTCGTCGGCCTGAGCCTTGCCCATCTCTATTCGCTCGACATCATCGCAGACCGGCAGGGGTGGGCGATGCTCTTTGGCCCGGCACCGCAGCCGGTTCATGCACGGGGCGTGGTCAAAGACGCTCGCCGCCCTCGACAATTCGAGTTTGCCCTGTTGCTGGAACTTATGCCGCCCTCGGATGATGTGCTGGACGCGACAGGCCGCCCCTACTCCTGCCTCTCCATGACCCGAGACGGCGGCTGGATCGGAAAAATCCTCTACATTTCGCCGGACGAGTGGGCCACACAGATTGTCCCGATGTTTATGCCGTTGGGCGGCGGAGACGGCCCCCAATGAGGCCCGAGGACTTTCAGCGTATCCGTGACACGCCGGGGGCATCACTGCCCCCCGACTACGCTTTTGCGGCTGATGCTGTCCGAGCGGCGGGCTACCGGGAGACCGGGGATACCTACGATTGGGTGCCAGTGTCGGTGCTTTACGCGGCGTACCATGCCCGATGGATAAAACGAAAGGCTCCGCTGCCTGACGGGTACGACGTGCTTCTACTGTCTAAACAGGACTTCGGGATCGCCCTGAGTTTGGCCTTTCCGGGTTGCGAGAAATGCAAACGGTGGATCAAGGGCAAAAAGGCAGGCTTGGCGTGGACAGGTCGCCAAGTGCGAGGCCGCTGTGGCCTTAGCGGCGACGATGGGCTGAGGACTGATGACACCAGATATTAGAAGGAGAACGATGATGCGAGAACAAGACTTTATCAGGGCAGTGACGGCGAGTCGTAATTCGTTTGTGGCAGAGTAGGTGTGTCGCAACGACACACCTACGAACAGGAGAGAGACCATGCCGAGGAAACTCAAAGACAGGGCGATAGCGAAACAGGTCAAGGGGCCGCCAAAGGTGAAGCGTAGCCGCGTGGCTGCGGCAGACCTCTACTCTGAGGCGGCCCTGTGCCGGTTCGCCGACAAAGGCCCGTCTGGAATTGACTGGTACCTCGTGGACTGGCCTCGAGCCATGTCGCTGCCCGGCCTGACAGGCGAGTGGTACGCCGGTCGGTTCGCCACCCTGTATTCGTCGCCTATACACACTCACGATGCCGACCTGATCGTGGGCCGAGTGCTGCGGACGCTGCGACCGGACATCACGTTCAGTGCCGGTAGGCGTAAGGTGTGTCACGCCATCGCCCGCTGGGCGTTGCTCGCATCCGCTCGCTGGTGGACACGGGAAGAAGAGGCGTCTAAACGCCAGAACGTGAAGGCCAAGTGCGTGGCGTGGGCCGCGATCACTGCTCGCATTGTGGAATCTGAGGCCGTCCTCAACCTGCTATTCGTGCTTCGGCATTCCTTGGCCGCTGAGGACCGGCGGGTACCGGCCAAGATGGTACCTGCCAAGACAAAAAGAACCAGAAACCTTTGCGTATCGGCTTGACAGGCGATGATTTGATCGTACACTTGAACAGGTATCGTGGGCGGAGTGCCCGCCCCATGTTGAGACTCATTCAGAAAGGATTGCCTCATGAAACTATCACTGAAACAGACCGCGTACATAACGGCGACACGAAAGCAATGCCTTGGGCTTTCGCAGCGGGGGTTCGCTGACCGCCTCTACAACGGCGTGTACGGTGCCGGGCTGCCGAACGGCTCGGACGACCGCGACCTCAGCATGAGCCTTGGGCATTTTTCTCCGGCCACGATCTACGGAGCGGTCCGTCGTATCGACAAGGCTCTCGCTGCCGACAGCGGCAAGGTGGCGACGAACAAGGGCACCACGAACTCCGCCGGTTATGCCAAGCCTGTCAATCGCAAGTTCCGCAATGCCGTCTCTGCCTGACTCTCTCTCTCTTCCACATTCGCCCGGCTGAACAAGCCCGGCGGATGTTTATGCTAGTTCATCCTTCACAATTCGTCAGTGTGCATCCTCCGGTCGTCATTGCGTGGCACAAAATTGGGCCGGGGTGGGAAGTCCCGACAGACCATGAAGTTCTCTGGTGGGCCCAGGACGGGCGGTCCCGTCCGATGTTCGCCCTGTCCTACGAAGAGTACGATCTGGCGGGCAAGCCCGAGACGATTGTGGTAGACGGGGCGACCTATCGACTGCGGGACATACTCTCCGACTACACCGCCAAGGAACGGGTGTACGTCAAGGTCGAGAGGCCCGTCGCGTGATGATGCTTTTGGACCGGCCATAAGTGCCGGTAGGTGGGTGAAAGCGTCCCGCCCTCTGGTTTTTACAGACAGGAGACTTCAATGGCGTTCACCCTAAAGTGTCGCCGAGACGGAGAAGGGCAATACTCCCTAGCCTATGGGAAAGGTCGCCGTCAAGTGACGGCAGTCGTGCGGCTACATCCGACCGACGGTATGTGGCGAGTCACGGAAGGGATAGGCGGCAAGATCACTCCCTCTGTCAGGCTCAAAGACATCAAGGATGCGTGGGGGCCACTGGCCGAGGTCGAGTATGCGGTGCGAGTGGCCCTCACTGCTCCGGCGGCCAAAGCGGCGGTACCGGTGCCCCTGCGGCTACCGGCAGTGTCCCGTCCTGCGAGCGTGCCACCTGCTATTTCGGTCCGAAAAGGCCCGCCGAGTATCGCAAGTCCAAAGCCTGTGGTGACGCCTCCACTGCAAGAGGCGGAACTTGCGTCTAAACCGCAGTTCGAGACCTGCGACCGCTGCCTCGCCCCGAAGCACGGGTGGCATAACGGCGTCCCGCCGTGCCGCTGCGACTTCAACAACACGGACGACTACACGCCCGACCCACTCGACCCAAAGATGTTCGAGGACGGCGTACGGCTCACACCAGTCGGGGCGTTAGATATCGTTTTCCATTGGATGCTGCGAAACCGCGAGTATGTCTCGACGAACGGCATTCTCGATCCCGTCTGGTCTGAAGTTCATATGGTCCTGTACGGAAACACCCGGTACCCACACCACAGTTCCACGAGGTTTATCTCCCATGAGTAATCACAAACCCACACCCCTGAAGATCGCGGCATTGGCGGCGGCACCGGTCCCGGTCCACACCACAAACAAGGCGGCCCGCCTCGAATTGGCGATCCTGTTGAAGCAGGCGATGTTCCGAGTCCGCCCCTTTGTCGCAGGGAGAAGCGTTCAGGCTCGGGCTATTCTTGACAAGTTCATCGCGGCCGTCAACCCGGTGCTGATCCTGCGAGACGACGCCCTCCCCCTCACTCCCAAGCCCTTGATTTCTGTGGCCGATGTCATGGCCGTTTTCTTCAACGATCTCGGCCAGGCAATGTTTCGGTGGGCGGAGATCGTTGCGGCGGAAATTGACGCCCCTACTGCCCCCGTCTGTGCGGAGACGGTGGAAGCGATCCAGCATGAGATCGACATGCTCAACAAGATCGCTGACGCTGGCGGGTTCAAGAGTTTCGTGGCTGTGCCCGCCTCTCGCGGGGCTGCCAAACATATCCTCGTGACAGGCGGGGAGTATCAGGCCATGAAGCGAGCCGAGGCGGCGAATGCCGAACGGGTCGAGCAAGCCCGAGCGGCCCGGATAGACGCAGAGCAACAGAAGGCAGCCACACCTGTCACCGATGCAGACTGACCCTACCCCCATCCCGATGCTGGGCAACACGCCGGCATGGCACTCGATTCTCACACGGAACGGGCTGCCCATGCCGGCGGTGCTGATCGACTTCGAGACCTACTTTGACGGCGAGTACGGTCTTGGAAAATTGTCCACGATCGAATACATCAGGGACGCCCGCTACGAAGAGATCGGTGTGGCGGTCGGACGGGTCACGGGGCCGATGAGCGACGTCCGGCCTACTTTCTTTTGGGCAGACGGCCCTGTGCCGATCATTTCCCTGCTGCAAAAGCAGTACGGGCCGAGGCTGGAACAGTGTACCGTCATTATGCAGAATGCCCGCTTTGACGCCACGATCCTACGGGTCCACTACGACTTTACGCCTGCTCATGTCATCGACACGATGCAACTTGCCGCCCACGAAAACGCTCGCGGCTCGCATAGATTGAAAGACCTGTGTGAACGATTCGGGCTGCCGCCCAAGGGCGAGACCGTGAGGTTCAAGGGTCTGCACTTAGCGACAATGACCGCAGAGCAGCGTCAGGCAATGGCGGAGTATGCGTGTTTAGACGACACGTTGACGTGGGGGCTCTTCGCCCGGCTGCTCCCGATGCTGAGTCGGCCCGAGGTCGAATTGCTGCTCATGCGGCACACGTTAGAGATGTTCCTGCGGCCGGTCCTGCACGTCGATCATTCCTACGGGGCTGAACTCGTGGCCCTGTTGGCCGGAAAAGTGGATGTGCTGTTGGGCCGCGTAGGCCTCACCCGGTCCGATGTGTCTGGCAATAAGTCGTTCTCGAAGTTGTTGCGGGACGCCCTGCTGGCTGCGGGCGACGACCCCGCCAAGTATTTCAAGATGAACAAGCGGGGTGACGCTATCCCGGCTATAGCCAAAACCGATCAGGAATTGGTCGGCCTTCAACGGCATTCAGATACGCGGGTTCGAGACCTGATCGCGGCCCGCACCGGCTTGAAGTCGTGGCCTAATCACGCGGGACGAGTTCAGTCCATCCTCGACCAGTCTGCGGTCGAGGGCGGGCCGCTGTGTGTGCCGCTGAAATACTCTGGGGCACACACACATCGGTGGAGCGGCCAAGAAGGCATCAACCTCCAGAATCTGCCGTCACGAGCACGAGGAGAGGCAGAAATCCTGAATACCATGCGACACGTCCTCGTGGCTCCGCCAGGCAAAGTCCTCGTCGTTGTAGACGCGAGTCAAGTCGAGGCCCGTGGCCTGTCGTGGATTGCGGGTCAGGAGGACTTGAACGAATTGTTCCGGACTGGGGCGGAAATCTACTGCACCTACGCGAGCAAGATGATCGGCGGAAAGCCGCTTCGCAAGGCCTGCAAGACTGACCCCCCGGCCGTGTCGAAGTACCTATCCCGCATGAGGAACATGGGCAAGGTGCAGGTGCTGGGAGGCGGCTACGGCATGGGCTGGCAGCGTTGTGTGGACTTCGCCCGCGATTCCTACGACACGATCCTCACCGATGTTGAGGCCGCCACCCTGATCAAGTCCTATCGGGATTCGGTGCCGTGCATCACTCGCTTTTGGGCAGACATCGAACGAGCGTTCATGTATACCGCCCGCTACCACGAGTCTTGTGCTATGGCTCGAGGACTCCGCTTCGAGTACGAGCCGCTTTTCGATCAGACCGTGATGGTCCTGCCGAGCGGGAATGTCCTGCGATACCAAAGTGTACGGGTCGCAAAAGATCAATGGGGGCATGACCGGCTGTGGATGCCTGACCCGGCCAAAAAGAATAAGGGCCGCATAGACATGTGGGGCGGGCATCTCGCCGAGAACATGGTTCAGGCCATGTGCCGAGACCTGCTTGGCGAAGTGGTGCTAAAGACCGAGGCCCGTGGCCGACCTGTCGTGCTTCACACCCATGACGAGATCGTGGCCGTGGCGGACGAGGCCGATGGCCCATCTTGCTTGGCAGACTTGATTGAGGATTTTCGAGCGGCCCCCTCGTGGGCACCCAACATTCCGCTCGACGCCGAGGGGAAGGTAGCGATCCGCTATGAGAAATAGTTTCCTATCGTTTAGACGTATACGCGATGCGTTCCCGCAATGGTCGGCCTCATGCTGTATGCGGTATCATGACGGGGTGACCGACGTGGTGACAGAGGACGCGGACACGATCGAATCCCATCTGGCGGACCTTGGAATCGGCGGCGACGACTCTGTGGAGTTAGACGAGACGGACCTTTGCTATCTGCGGGGCCTGGCGGACGCAGCCGGGGCTGAGGCTGAGGGCGAAGAGTGGTTCTGTTTCATTGACGATTGGGATGTACGAGTCCGCTGGTGGGAGGGGCGATAACGTGAAAGCACCGCCGTTCGTCAAGCATACGCCTGTTCCCCCATACTATGTTGGTTTTGATCCGGGCATGAAGGGGGGTTTCGGAGTGATCGACGCCACGGCATGGTTCATCGCCGGCGGCTCGCTTCCCACCACAGGGGAGGGCCGACAAGGAGAGTTTGACCTGCCGAGATTGCTGGGGATCGTTCGCCGCGTATCTGAACTTCGGATTCGGACCCTCGTCGATCAGACGACGCCCGTTTATGTGCTGCTCGAATGGCCGCAGACCCGGCCCGATGAGGCTCCGGAGTCGTCTAAACGCTTCGGTGTCGGCCTCGGTCTGATTGAGGGCATGTGCTGGGCTAATGATCTGGACGTAGCCCGCATCGCCCCGAACCTCTGGAAAGGCCGCCTCGGGCTACAGGGGAAGGATCAAGATGGTGCCCGGCAGTCGGTCGAGATGGCGGAGCAAGTCATTCGCGGCTTGCCTGCTGACGTGGTTCGCGGCCCAAAAGGCGGTCTGCGAGACGGTCCGGCCGAAGCCCTGCTTATCGCGTGGTGGAAGTGCGGAGAGACGATAGACGGCCTGCGTAATCTCCCCGAGGATCAGCGGTTCGCTCGTCTGATAATGGGCCGGCAAGGTCGCCGCCGAATGCGAACGTAGGTCCGAGAAAAGAATCTCTGCCCTTTTTCTTGACGACTTGGATTTCTGTGGCATACTTGAAAGTGAGCGAACCCGTGACAGATTCCACCCCCATCCATCTTTCGGCATCTGCTATCTCCGCCTTCAAGGCTTGCCCTGAGCGGTACCACAAGGCATACGAAGAGGGCATTCGGCCTCTGGAGGACACAGACGGCCTTCGCATCGGCACACACTGGCACTCCATACATGAGGCGTATCGTCACCACGACGAAGAAATGGTGTACGAGACGGGCCTTGAACCGTTCGCTGCCGCCATCGCGGTGCTCGACGGCCTCTATGCCGTCATCCCGGCCACGAAAACGGCTGAGGAATGGACGGCGGAACGAGCGATACTCGCCGGCTGCTTCACCGCCTGGGTCCACCTGATGCCCGAACCGGCCCCTACGCTCGTGACCGAACTCTCATTCGAGTTACCTCTCCTGCATCCGGCTACAGGGCTGCCGGTAGCGGGCGTGGACATCCGAGGCAAGATCGACCGGCTCGTGCGAGTCGGCCCGAAGCGAATCGTGATTCGAGACTACAAGAGCACGTCTAAACAAATCTCTGCAGATTCGACGTTTTGGGCACACCTGCGTCTGGACACGCAGATCAGCCTGTATATCTACGCTGCTCGCATGATGCAAGCGGCCGGCGACTTGCGAGAATACGGCATTACCGACGATGATGAAATCGTTGGGGCATGGTATGATGTCTGGCACAAACCGACCATCACGGCGAAGATGCTGACCCAAGCCGCCACCAAGGCGTTCATCGAAACCGGCGAGTATATGGAGCAAAAGTTCGAGATCGAACATGCCGTCACATCAGACGGCATGGAAGCGTCGAGTGTTCGCGTAAACGGAATTGATGCCGAGATCGAGCCAGGGAAAAAGGGCTTTGCTGTCCGCGAGACTCCGGACATGTTCTGTTCCCGCTTGATGATGGACTGCGTGGAGCGTCCGGATTTCTACTTTGCGAGTCGAGAGATTACTCGCACCGATGCCGATATGCAAACCTTCACCGCTCAGTTGTACCACATCTGCCAAGCCATCAAGGCCATGCGACGCGGCACTCACTGGTACCAAAACGAGCAACAGTGCGAGGCCACTTTCCGGTGCCCCTATATTCCGTGCTGCTATTCGCACATCGACACGTCGGACGGCCACACTCCGGCGGGCTTCAGGCGAATCGAACGCCAGCAAGTCGCCTCGGTCATCACCTCCCTCACCATCGAACAGGAGCACACCGAACTATGAACAGGCAATCCCTCGACGCCGGCGGCCCGCTCCCCCGAGGCGTGCAAGCCCGTCCGTGAACTCCCAACGATCGTGAAGCCAAAGACTCGCGGCAGCCTGATACAAAAGGCCGATACCTGGTGGAAGTCCAGGCACGATCTTTACCTGTACCCGTCAACCAGAAAGGCCGCCGATGCCACAACAACCCCCGCCCCCCAAAGCCCCTCTCCCGCCCAAGCCATTGGTACCGAAGATGCCCGCCGGGCGGGCGTCTGCTCGTGCGGCCGCCCCCGCCGCCCTGTCCAAGGCATTCTCGATTACGCCGTGGGCCGGGCAAGGTGAGGGCGAAAAGATCATCATTTACGGCGAGTCGGGCATCGGGAAAACCACGCTCGCAGCCGGTGCCCCCGGTCTCCCTGTGTTCCTCGGGCTAGACGATGGCGGTCGTAAGATCAGGAACCCGCACACAGGGGAGCCGGTGCTCGCGGTCCAGAACGTCACGACATTCGACGACCTCCGGGCCGTGCTCCAGAACCACGCCCTCTTCGACGGCCACAAGGTTGTCGTGATCGACACGGTGACTAAGGTCGAAGAAATCATGGAGCCGTGGATGTTCGCCCACGTCAAGTCGGACAAGGGAGCGACAGTCAACAGTATCGAGGGCTACGGCTGGGGGAAGGGCTACAAGCATTCGCAGGACACGATGCGTCTGCTTCTATCAGACCTTGAAGGGCTGGTCCGTAAGGGCATCACTGTGATCTTGCTTTGCCAAGAGAACGCGATCACCATGCCGAACGCGGAGGGGCTAGACTACTTGCAGGCTGGCCCTAAACTGCACCACACCAAGCAATTTTCCACCCGGCTCGACGTGCAGGAGTGGGCCGATCACGTCTTTCGGATCGGATTCCTCGACAATACGGTGGTGGGCAGCAAGGACGCCAAGGTGGGCAAGATCGCCGCCGGCAACGCTGCTCGCGTGATCTATACCTCGAACGCTCGACATTTCTTCGCCAAGAGCCGCACTCTGAAAGACCCCATCATCTCATTCGAGGACGAGACAGACGACAGCGTTTGGCGTCTGTTGCTTCCTCACCTGTATGACCAATAAGGAATAACCCATGACCACACCCATGATCCCGCGAGGCGGTCTCGTCCTGCTCCGTGTTCATGCAGAGGCCGAGAGACAGACACGGCACGGCCTCATCCTCCCCGATATCGGCACCGGGGGCGGTACGATTTTTCGGAAGGCGACCATCATCAAGGTCGGAGAAGGCGTCCGGCTTGATTGCGGGGACTTCGCCGGCACTGACGACTTGGAGACGGGGCAGGTCGTCATCTTCAAGTGGGGGCAGCGACATCATCGCGGCCACGACACGGTAACTGAGGTCATGGGGTCTCTCTTCACCGACGAGAACGGTGACGAGATGATGCTCACGAACGAGGCCAATATCGTCCTCATCACCGGCGATGTCGATGCCGGCCACCCCAACCACGACCCCATTCACCTTGGCTCTTGACTCTCAGGGAGCCGCAACCGCAACTAGGAGACAACGATGAACAAGAATCTCATCACTCGTCCCGGCACATTCCGGGGCACGCCTACTCAGTGGGGCGTCACTGAGACCGCGAACGGAAATCCGCAGTTCGTGGTGGAACTGTCCGCCCTCGAATACTACGCTGAGACGGCAGACGAACTGAGCCACTTCGGGATCACGGAGCCGGGCTGGGTGGACTGGTCCGCCTATAACGAGTCACTCACCGGCTACCTCGTCCTGTTCACCGACAAGGGGCCGCTGCTCAACTATGAGCAGTTGCAGAAGGCTCTCGGCTGGGACGGGTCTTCGTTCGAGGCACTGGCGACGAGCGATTGGAGCACGGTGTCGATCCTCTTCCGCGTCGAAGAGAACGAATACAATGGCAAGGTGAGTATGCAGGTGAAGTGGGTCGATCGTCACGACGCCGACCCTGTTCGCCAACTCCGCACGTTAGACGCCGCCGCCCTCAAAGGACTGGACGGCAAGTTTGCCGGCCGCCTGACCGGCAGGAAGAAGGAAGCCCCGGCTCGGGTGGCCGCCGTTCCGGCAGCAACCCCCGCAAAGCCGGCAAAGCCAGCGAAACCGACGGCTACGGCTAAGCCCAAGCCCGCTGCGGCTCCGGCGGCAAAGGGGCCGCCGTCTGTGCCCGCCAAGACGGACATCGCCGAGGAACTCGACGCCGTTCTCGACGGCTGCACGAAAGAGGCGGCGTGGGCCTCAGTGAATCAACGGTGCTCCGCCGCCGGCGACGACGCCATCGGAGCAGCGTGGGTCGAGGTCGCCCTCGGCATCGCGGAAACGACCGGCAAGGACGAGTCTGATTTCACTAACGAAGAGTGGGGGCAGGTTCGGGACGACGTGATCGCCCAACTCTCCGCTGCTACGGCAGCGTGATTCGCTCGCACCCCTCGGTCGAAAGATCAAGGGGTGCTTTATGGTCAAGTTCGGCGAACTTACTGAGACCTATCGGGCTAATGCGTGGCCCGCCATGCTCGCCTCCCTTGGGGCAGAACTCAACGTCGCGGCGGACTCCCTTCGTCGTCTAAACGTAGGATTCGTCCCGATCATTGAGTTTGGCAAGGGGAAGGCGGCCAATTACTCCGGCTGGTGGGCGATTCCCGAACGTGACGCAGACGCCGAGATCGTCGGCCTCAGCCTACGATCACGCGGAAACGGACCGAGGGGCAAAACACTCAAACCGACAGTGCCCGGCTCCAAGCGAGGTCTCACGTACCCCGTCAAGGATGGGTGGCGGGCAGGGACGAAAGCGTACACGCCGGGTGCCCACAACTGGAAGCGGATCGCGGACGTAGGGGCGGTGTGCCCGATCTGCGGAAAGGAGGATGGTTGCCTTGTTTCTGCTGAAAATCCTAGTGATCCGCGAGCCGTCGTATGTTGTCGCATCGTGGAGGGAGCCGTTCGCCCACAGGGCGTCGGGTATCTGCACCGCCGGAAGCCCGATGCCGCTTTCGTGGGTGGTAGCCCGCTGCCTGATTCAATTCACCCTGTCGTCGTTGTTGAAGGAATGTCCGACACCGCCGCCGCCCTTAGTTTGGGACTCGTGGCGGTTGGCCGACCTTCTAACCTTGCAGGCCTTGGGATGCTCCGAGAACTCGTCCGAGGTCGGAGAGTGGTCGTTGTCGGCGAGAACGACGCCCCTGACAAGTCGGGCCGCATTGCCGGCCATGATGGAATGGTTGCATGTGCAGAAGCACTCCAAAGCGTGTGTGAATCGGTGGTCAAGGTGCTACCTCCTGCAGATACCAAAGACCTGCGAGTGTGGCACAGGGTCCACGGCCTGACTCTTGAGAGTTTCCTTGCCTACGTCGCTGAGCACGGCGACTCTTCCGCAACGACGACAGTGCTCGACAGTCGTGACCCCCTCTACATCGCGGAGAAGTGGCTGCACGAATGCAAGACGGTGGACGGGGTACCAATTCTGCGGTCCTACAAGGGCGTATGGTACGAATACCGGGGCGATCACTATGAAGAGATCGACGAGAAGGCGTCTGTTCGTGGCCGGCTCTATGACTGGCTAGACGGCCGGAATGTCAGGAAGCAAGTAGGGGACGAGGATACTAAGGTCGAGCCATACGGGGCGACTCGCTCCAAAATCTCCGACCTCATTGACGCTCTCTCTCGCTCTTGCCCTATCGAGGCCGAACCGCCGTGCTGGCTCGACGGCCGCGTGTCGCCATCCCCGAAAGACCTCATTAGTTTCCGCAACGGGGTTCTCGATATTGACGGCGTTGTGGGCCAGGCTGAGGTTGACCTGATCCCGGCATCCCCGATGTTGTTCACTGTCAACGCCGTGCCCTATGACTACAACCCCGCCACCCAATGCCCGCAATGGCATGACTTTCTGCGGCAGATATTCCCCGACGATCATTCTAAAGTGGCCCTACTGCAAGAGTGGTTCGGCTACAACCTGATCCCCGACATGAGCCTCGAAAAGATGATGCTGTTCATCGGCCGCTCACGATCAGGGAAGGGCACCGTGCTCGAAGTAATGCGGCATGTCGTCGGGCCGGCACAGGTCGCATCTACGTCGTTCGCGGCACTATCGGAGAAGTACGGGAAAGCACCGCTCGTCGGGAAACTTTCGGCAATCATGCCCGATGCCCGCATTCCTCGACAGGCGGACGCGATGCAGGCTCTTGAAACTCTGCTCCAGATCATTGGGCAAGACGGCGTGGATGTCCGCCGTATGGCGTTGCCGACCATCCCGTACCACAAACTCTCTTGCCGGTTTACGGCAGCGGTCAACGAACTGCCTGATCTGCCCGACCACTCGCAAGCATTGGAGCCTCGACTCTTGATCCTGCACTTTGCTGAATGTTTCATCGGCAAAGAGGACCGGAGCCTGAAAGTGAGGCTCCCGAAAGAGGCTCCCGGTATTCTGAATTGGGCGTTGGAGGGATTGGTGCGGCTCCGCCGGCGGGGCTTGTTCACGAATCCCGCATCAACAGATAGCATCCTCACAGACCTGCGACGAACCACGTCTCCGACAGCGGAATGGATGGCAGATTGTTGCACCGTGAACTCGAACGGCTTTGTCGCCGAGGAAGCGGCATTCGACTGCTGGATCAACTGGTGCCGAGAGCGAGGATTGACGCCCGGCACTCGCATGAAGTTCAAGTCTCGCCTGCTCGCCGTGTGTCCCACGGCCCGCACGGCGACGGATGTTCAAGCAGGGCAAAAGGTGCAAAGGATCATGGGCGTCGTGCTCGATCCGGTCGCCCGGAGTAGATACCTTGGGAGGCCAACGTAATGAGCGGGCGGTGGCAAGGCGGAAAAGGAGATCGTCCTCGGCGGATTGATCCCGTCCAGTATGGCGAGAACTATGAACGCATTTTTGGAAAGGACGAAGATCGTGCAAAACCCAAAGCAGTACCCGGACACCCAAAAAAGCCCCGGCCCGAACGAGGGACGCGGGCAGACCGTCCGTAAGCCGGCTCTGCCGCTAACTACGGACAAGCAGCGTCGCAAGGAAATCCCGATCGCAAGGGGCGTGTTCGACTACTTCCCCAACGCTCTCGCGGAAGTGGCTCGCGTGAGTTTTGTCGGGAATCAGCAACACAATCCCGGCGAACCGCTCCATTGGGAGCGTAACAAGTCCACCGACCACGCGGACTGCATCGCCCGGCACCTGATCGAACGCGGCACAGTTGACGATGATGGCTTGCTACACGCGGCTAAGTTGGCGTGGCGGGCACTGGCTCTGCTCCAGATCGAACTGGAGGAACGAGATGAGGGCAGGCAGTACGAGCGGTACACCGAGAGTGTCGTAGACCGCGACACAAAAGCGGTCGCCGATACCAGCGTGAACCTCACCTATTATAATGGGGTGCCTGCGACCTATCCAACTCGCTCCCCGTGGCTGGGTCAATGCGTATATGTGGCCGGCCCGATGCGTGGGTATCCGGATTTCAACTTCCCCGCTTTCGATGAGGCTCGGGACCGATTGCTCGCAGAAGGAATCGCGGTGATCTCTCCCGCCGATCTGGATCGAGCCTCCGGCATCCACGAAAAGACGCCGGTTGCCGAGGTCGTTGGAGCGGAAATTTCGCGTACCATCGTGCTCCGTGACTCGGCGGCCCTGCTCGCTCTGCGAGCCGAGAACGGGGATGCGATCGTGATGCTTCCAGGTTGGGAGAAGAGTGCGGGAGCGGCGGCGGAACTGCTGTTCGCGTTGTGGCTCGGTCTCAAAGTGGTCGATGGCCGGACTATGAGTTCTTTCCGTGGCCAAAAAGTGCAGGACCGTAAACATCACTCTACTCTCCGCATCTGTCCGGATGTTGATTGGAACGCCCTCGTTATCGCCGCCGAATCACGGATTTTCGTCCCCGGACACCGAGACTAGAAAGGTCTGTCATGCGAATTGGAATCATCGGCGATACACACGAACCGTTTTGTCACCCCATGTATCTTACATTCTGTCTCGACACCTTCGAGATGTGGGGGTGCCACGAGGTGGTCCATATCGGCGATGTCGTCGATGCTCATGCCCTGTCGTTTTGGGAGCACAATCCCAACGGCCACTCCGCTGAGAGTGAGGCCGAACTCGCCATGCAGCATGTCGGCCAATGGCACGACGCCTTCCCCGGCATCAAGGTCTGCGTCGGGAATCACGATGAGCGGCAGTACCGGACCGCCCGCAAGGCCGGTATCCCCGACCGCTACATCAAGGCGTATGCCGACGTGTGGCAGACGCCCACATGGGATTGGTCTTTCCAGCACCCGATCGACGATCATGGGGTGAGGGTGCTGTATGAGCACGGCACCGGGTCCGGCGGCAAGGATGCCGCATATAACCGAGCGGTGGCCCAACGCTGCTCTCTGGTCATGGGCCATGTCCACTCCTACGCCGGCGTGAAGTACCATTCTAACCCGTTCAGCCGAATCTTCGGTCTAAACGTCGGATGCGGGATCGACCTAAAGTCGTATGCCTTTGAGTACGGGCGGGCGTTCCCGGTCCGCCCCATGTTGGGCTGCGGCATCGTGGTGGACGGTGTTGAAGGCTACTTCATCCCCATGCCGTGCGGGGATGGGGAACCGTACCATCGGTCTCGGGCCTCGGACGTGGCTCGGGACTGTGTGGAGAATCTGCACGAACAGCGGGGCAAGCGGACCCGTAAATCTACTAGCCGCTGTTGACGTTCTTTACACAAGGGGACACTCATGGTGTTCATCGTGGTCGTGATCGTGGTCGCATTCGCCCTCGGCTCCGCAGTCGAGGCCAAGACAGGTTGGGCGGCAAAGACCGCCACGAGCATCAAGGACAGGGCGAGAGCCTTTTGGAACGCATGACGCGACTCCGCATTCGAGACAGGTCTGAGTTGCTGCTTCTCGCCACAGACATGGCCCCCTCGCGGGCTTGCAATCGGGCGATGCGACAGGGGCACGTCGAGTTTCTCGGCGGCTTCGCGGCACTCCCACCATACTCCAGTGCGGGATGGCTCTGTCAGGTGCGGTCGAAACACGGCCGCATCTGGCTTTTGGCGATTTTGGCGAATGAGGCGGAGCATCGGTTGGATGCTCGCCTATTGGACGAAGTACCGTGGGAGCATTGGGCCGGCGACGGCTGGCCCGCTAGGAGCCTATATGGAGGGGACCGACCCGCTGCTTATTCCGCTTGGCGATGTGCCAGCCTATCTGGCGACACTAGGCATCAACAAAACCAGAGCGACGATCTACAATTGGGCGAAGTTCGGCGTCCGGGGCCACCGCCTCTGGACGGTCGTACTCGGCGGCGATCTGCGGACCAGCAAAACGGCCGTGGATGAGTTTCTTGCGACCCTGAACCGGAGGTAAGGATGATCTTCTTTACTGCGAACGGCGATGATGCGATCCGCTTCGGAGACGGGTTTCCGGAAACCCGAGATGCCCGGAGGTCGCTCCACACAGCGATCGACGCGGGAGAGACGGTGTTCTGGCATCGAGATGGTGAAGTTCGCCTTGTCCCTGCGGCCGTAATCGAAAATGCCTTGGCGGCCTTCCTAGTCCGCCAAGACATGCTCTCAGTCGGGCTTCGAGAAGGGGTGGTCCGTCCCGAGGTTGGGGTCATTCGCTGGGGACAGTGCCTCCCGATGGAGCCGGTGTCCCGGCCCCCCGTGACGGTCCAGACTGGTCCGGCCGGATGTCCGCCCGATCCGCGATAACGTCGTCCTCCACTCGGTCGTACAGGACGTAGCCGAAATAGGCCAACAGCATGACACCAGCGACCAGAGAGAACGCGGCGAACCACGGCAGAAGCGGGTACACGAGAAGGGTTGCGACAGGCGGGATCGCCGCGATGGCCGCCCCAGCCGCGAGCACTTTCCACGAGTCGGTGAACCACAGGGCCGCGATGCCGGCAATCAGCCCGATCCCGCCGGCGTAGATGAACCCGCCCCACATCTGCTTCGCCGCCTCTTTGCCGGCGTCCGAATCCACGATCTTGTCGATGATCTGCTCCGGCACCGGCTGTTGCCGATCAGATAGGCCGTTTAGACGTGAGTTCGAGTGCTTGCATCCGAGGTCACAGGACAGGACGACCAAAAGAACGAGGACGAGAAATGCCTTCATGGTCAACCTCCAATAAGGGACAGGAGTCTATCGACGCTTATGCCACCGGCGAAACCGACCACCGTCAGTGCTCCGGCCAGCACCCAGCGGGCTTTGTCGAGGCTCTTGATCCGTCCGCAGTGGGCCTCGTGGGACTGGTCGTGTGCCCGGACCGCGGCCTCCACCTGCACCGGGAACACGTTGGTCAGGTAGTGGTCGAAGTAGCGACGAACTTCGAGTTCGGCGAGTTGGGACACCTGCCCAATCTGCTTCCCTGATAGGCCCACAGAGTCGGACATGTCATCGACCCCCTTGCGATTTTCCGCGATACTCGAACTGCTCGGCTCGCATACGGGCGAGATCGAGGGTGAGGTCAGCGACGGAGGCGGGCTTGGCGGCATTGTAACTGGCCAGAATCTTCGTCGCATCGGCTTCCTTCCCGTCTAGAAGTGAGTTGGCGGCATCGTCCAGAGCCTCCGTTCGAGTCCGACTCAGGGAGCCTTTGAGGCTGTCTCTGAGGGCGGTGAGAGTCATGTTCAACAGGTGCTTAGGCTTGTACGTCTCATTCCACATGGCCAACAACGCCGAAGCATTATCGATGTCGCCTTGGACCAGCATCTCTTTAGCGATGTTCCGGACCGTTCGTTCAGCGATATAGGGAGTCCGGACATTGACGCCGGCCACAGTGGACAGGATTGCGAGGGCCACGGCCTCGTCACTTCGTCCGGTGGCCGCATCCCAAATCCGCTTGCGACCATAAGTAGTCCAAGTCGGTGTCGGAGCGAGGGCGTCCATGAGGCGGGCCGCTCGGGCCTTGAAGGCTTCGCCGGCGGTCATGTCGTCTCGAAGGAACGCCTGTCCGGTGAATCGTTCTTTGCCGGACAACTGTTCGATCACCGCATTGGGGAACGGGCCGCTGAGAATCCACGGGATAATCGTGCTGCCGTGCCGGGTCTGAGGGAGCAGGTCGTTGGCGAGGGGCACGATGTACCGCAGATCGAGGGTGAGAGCCTGACCTTTCGGGCCACGGAAGCCTACGACCGGCTCCCAATAAGTGCGGCTCTGATCTAGCAAGTCCTTTTCGTCGTCATCCAGTCCGGCCATGAGCACCCCGGCGTAGTTGAGGATGGCCGGGAATGCGGCAATGGCCGCGACTCGAACGGGGTGTTGGACGGTGGCCCGCCCACTGATCCGCAGAGCCTGATCGAAGAACGAAACGAAGGGAGCACCGATCCACGGCGACTTCCGCAACCATTGTGTGACCTTGCCGATGTTGGCGTAGTTCGGGAACCACTTGTCAACCTCGGCGGCGGCTTCCTTGGGGGCCATCCCCTGCTCTCGGTATTTCTTGTACGCCGCCATCTTGAACAATTGGTCCTCGGCCGAATACAGGTCGCCGAGACTGTTGAACACGGCCTTGACGCCCATGATCGCCTCAGTCACGACCCCATCCTTAGCACCCCGAAGGCCACGCTCGATACGACCGATTTCTTCGGAGTAATACTCCGAGCCGATCACGCCACGCTCCATCAGGTACCGATAGTCGGCGTCTTTAGTGACGAGACCGGCGATTGCGGCTCGATAGTATTTCGCATTGAGCGGATTGAGGGGTGACACACCGGCGATGTAAGAGAACACCGCGACGTTCCCGACCACGTTCCGGCCGTGTGTGGCCGGATTGAGGATCGTCTTGGACGCCTTCCACAGACCGAGGTACCCGCCATACAACTTCTCGACCTGCGACGGCAGTCGAGTCAGGTCGTTCAAGTCCTCAGCGATATTCTTCGGCACATAGACATCTTTGAGGCTGTGCAGTTTGGCGTCACCCGGCAACTTGACAAGATCGTTGGTGAGTGCCCACTGCTCAATCTCGTGGTCCTTCTCTTCGCGGCTTATGTCCGGATCGCCGGCGATCTCGGGCGGGGGCACTTCGCCCCACTTCGCCGCAGCAAAGTGGAAAAACCGCACCATCTCAGCATCGTGTCGGGTTTCGATGATCGACTTCGCAATCAGGTATCGCGGGTCGTGAACCTCGTGTGTTCGTCGCCACTCCGCGTCAATAGGCCGCAGAAGCCGAATCCCCTTCGCCACTCGACGATTGAGGTCAGACGGCTTGGCCGTCGAGCCTTTCTTGATGGCGGCCTGTTTCTTTTGCAGCACTAGGGCGTCGGCCGCGATCTTGGCCAGTTCTTTCGTCTTGAACTTGCCTATCACCTTCTTGCCGTCTAAGAGAATCCACGCATCCCGTTTCATCTTCGTGAAGGCCGGGGACGTGCGAAGTCCGAAGGTACGTCGGAAGGCGTATTTGATTTTCCCGGTCGGGCTGACGGTCTCGATCGGCACATTTTTGAGGTACGAGCCGATGTGGCTGCGGTAGATGCCGGCCTTCCCCGCAAGATTGGCGGACTCGAACACCTTGGCTGCTGCCTCGCTTTCCGCGTCAAGGGCGGCCCGAGCCGTAGTCACCCACTTCCGAGCGGCCTCGGGCAGACTCTCCATCGTCTGTTCGCCCCGGAGAGCGGCTTCGATCACGAGATGCGTCCCCTGAGATTCGGGGTCAAGCCCCGCTTCCCGCATGGCGGACGTGAACTTTCGGCCGAGGATATCGGCGTCTAAACGAGTGACGTTCTCCCGTCCACGGGCGACGGTGCGGCCCTCATTCCACTCAGCCGGTCGTCCAAAGCCAGGTACGAAACCTCGACCGAGAGCGTTGCGGAGTTTCCGCACGATGCCGCGAGTCTTGATGACCCGCTCAGCCTCTTCCGCCACTTTCGGAGCATAGGCCTCTTCGAGCGGGCCACTCGGCTCGTCCTCGGGTTCCGGAGCAGCGGCAGGTGCCTCGACCGGCGGCTTGCCGGGGGGCGAGGCACCGTCCGCGACGACGGTATCCCCAACTTCGGCCGGCTCGTCGATGTCTTTTTCCTTCGCCGCGTCGGGGGTGGCGGCGACATCAAAGGGGCCGTCGATCGTGCCGGCGTACTCACCGTCTTTCATCTGGCCAATGGCTTGCTGCTTGTGTTTCGCGGCGAAGGCTCGGGCCACACCCTCATCAGTGAACAGGCGGGTTACATCAACGTCGATCTTGCCGGTGGTGGGGTTGTGCCAAATCCCCAACCGGGCATTGGGTTCGCTCAGCACGTCCTCATGTTGGGCAGCAAACTCGCGGAGTCGATCAGGCGTAAGTTCCTTGGCGTCGATCGACTCGCCAAACTGCCCGACGAGGAAGCCGGTGTCCTTCGGGGCCGCGAAGTTGTCGCTGGGATTGAACGTGTGGCCGCCACCCGGCTCCTTGGCGTTGGCGATGCCGGCTTGCAGGTTGGCCCGAGCCGCCGACACATCCTTGACGGCCATCTTCTCGAACACCGCCGCCACGCCACGCGACTGATAACCGGCGAAGCCCTCATCCTTGATGATCTGCTCCACGAAGTTCATAACGGCCGGACCAGATATGCCGGCCAATTCGGCGTCCTCTTTGCCTTTCTCCACGAAGTTTTGCGGGTCTTGCTCCAGATCGTACAGCCGGCCAGCGTCGATCTCGGCCTCGACGGCCTTGGGAGTCACGACCCCGACCTCGGGCCTTCTGCCGGGCATGTAGAAGTAGGTCCGGGGCAAGAACGATTCTGCGTGAGCGGCCTTTCGTTTAGACGCCGCATCCGCAAACCCCGTGCCGTGCTTGGCCGGATCGAGTTCCGCCGGCACAGTCGCCGCCCGCGTGAAGTGCAGGAGTTTCGTCGGCTTGGCGGCGGGCATAGCAGCATTGCCGCGGCGTCGGTCCAGTTCCGCCTGATACGCCTTCCGGTGCGGGGAAGCAGTCGTGAGTCGCTTCTCCAGTTCGGCCGTCGAGAGTGATTCCACAGACTTCTTCGACGTAGGGGGAGTACGGTCTGCCTGCGTAACCGCCGACGTGGTAGGCGTTTCGGTAGTGGTACTGAACTCGGCGGCGTATTCCTTGGGGACGTAGGCCCGGATCGTCGTCTGGCCAGCCTGTCGAGCCGCCAAGGTCCGATGCTTTCCATCAGGGACGATCAGCATGTCGGGCCGGCTACCGTCAGAATTACGCCCCGCCACAATCGGAGGAATCTCGCCGACCGCGTACTGCGACACGATCTTTTGGTTTTCCTGATCCTGCATGTTGCTCTCGCCGGGCACGATCAACTTGGCGACGGGGACTTCGATCAAGACGAACTCACCGCGACTATGGATCAGGGCCAAATTGCCGCCTTGAATCTTCCGGTCTACGAGAATGTCGTCTGCGAGTTCCTGCGAGGTCATGTCCGCCCGACCCGCGTCCTCGGTATTGACCGCCATGTAGGACATCAACTTCGCCTTGGGCAGAGACGCGGGGGCCGGCTTCGCTTCATTCAGCAAACGGCGGACACGGGCCGCTTGCTCCGGCTCCATGCCGGACAACTTGGCCCGGAGTTTTGCCTCTTGGGCGGTAGTGAGTTCCTTGAACGCTTCGATCGCCGCCACATCCTGCGGATCACGAGCAGAGGCTTCGGGGCGATGCGGAACCGCAGCCAATCTACCCACTGCAGCCAATCTACCCACTCGCTCATCGGAAACGATGTCCTTGTCCGGCACCTTGCTCCTGCCCGCCATGTTGACGATTCGTTCGTCTGTCAGGGGCTTGGGCGGAAGATAGATCGTGGTCAATCCGGTCGGGGGTTCGGCCTTGGAGGCGGCAGTCTGCCCGTTGATAGTCACGGTCGGCTGACCGCCGACCTCAGCGACAATTCTTTGGGCCTCAGCCGATGATTCCTCGGACGACATGGGCGAGCGTCCGGTGCGACCCGACACGGTGCCAAGCATCGGGCCAGCCAAAACGCCGATCGTACCGCCCATGAGAGCAGCCTGACCCGCCCCTTCGGTCAGGTCTCTTGTCGGGTCGATCCCCACTTTGAGTAGGGCATTCTCCGCGATCTGTGTCAGCCCTTCCTCGGTGAACTCCGCTCCTGCTCCACCTACCGTGATTCCGGCCCGTTTCAGAAATTGCACCGCCACATCCCGAGCCGCCCGAGGACCGCTTTGCTTTAGGGCCGCCCGAATGGCGGGGGCACTGGAGCGAAACACGCTGCCGACCTTGTTCAGAATACCCGCACCCAGGTAGCCGCTACCTGATTCCACGGCCCCGGTTGCGAGAGCCGTGCCCCACTCAGAGATATCCGAAATCTCCTGTCCGCCAGCCCGACGTTCCGCGACATCAGTGCGAACACCGCCGACACCCTGAGCACCGTAGACGCCGGCCATGCCGAGGCCGCCGGTGGTGGCGATCAGGGCAACCGTCTTACCGGCCTCTCCGATAGCCTGTCCCGCGAAGCCCGCCGTACCTGTCGGGTCTCCGTAGTAAAGCCGCCTTGACTGTCGCAGCCGAGCCGCGGCCTCCGGGTTTACCAACCCGATCAGGCTTTCGCCCGTGGCTCCGAGTTGCGAGACGCCGGCTTGGAACTGCCGGAACGTACCGCCGCGTGAGGTTCGAGCCGCGATCCGCTGCTCCACGATTTCGTCTGGGGTCGGGATCAAGCCGGGAAGGCCGGCCTTTCGCCGGTACTGGTCGATGATGGCGATTTGGGCGTCATTCGACAGGTCGTGGCCCTGACTGCGGGCCAGTTCTTCCATCTGTCGGATTTCCTCCCGAGCCGCGTCCGTGTAATCCGTCTGGTCGTAGGACAAATCCGGGCCAGCGGGCCGTGCTCTTTGGACGGGCACACCCCCGAACATCGGCTGAGCCGCGTTCTCGGTAGGCGTACCTCCGAACATGGGGGTGCCGCCGAATTGAGGTTGGGCGCTCATTGCTTCCTATACACCTTTCCGTCGCCGGGATCGACAAACGAATCGCCGGGACGAAGCCTGTCATAGTCCGCCCGAGACTGGACGCGAACCGGATTGTTCTCGCCCACCTGCGTACTGGCAGACCCCATGCTGGAGTCGATTGCCGAAAGACCGGCTCGCTGACTCTGGAGAAACTGCATCGCGGCCGATTCGGACGTTATAAGGGGGTCGAGTCCATAGCGGGCCACCGCATACGACTTCGCCACAAACGGATCGCTGGTACCCACGATGGCGTCCAATTCAGCCAAGTCCTGTTGACGCCTTTCGGCAGACCTTTCCGAGAGGGACTTGGGCTTGGTCGTTAGATCAGGGATGGCCTGTCGAACATCGTCGATGAACTGGCTCATGTTCACGCCCGGACTCATTGCCGCCACTTGGGCGGCGTTGTATTGGTCCGCCGGCAACTGGCCACGCAGCGATTCGAGGTACGCCTGTTTCCCTTGCGTGTTCGCATCGACGGGGACAGGGGCTGGTACACCTTGCACAAAGCCGCCGCGTTGCGGTCCACCGGACGACATGATCTGCCCGCCCGGCCCGATCCATGTGTTGCGGATCGCCTGACCGGGCCTCGACTCTGACTGGCTCATGTACCCTTGGCCCTCGACGACAGGCGGCTGAGTGCCGTATGGGGAAGCCTGCATCGGGACGGACGGCGGCCTAGCCGGCTGCACCGGGTTCATGGGCGACCCGGTCACCCGTGCCCGCGAATCCCCATACGCCTGTTGCAAGGCGAACGGGTTAGGGCCAGACTGATCGTAATACCCGACGCTCTGCAAGAACGTGTTAGGTTTTCGCAGAGCCTCGGCAGTTGAATTGGCCTGAGACAGATTTCTGGCCAGTTCATTCTGTTGCCGGTCATACTCTTGCTGGGCCAAGCGTTGATCGGCGATATTGGCACCGATGGCGAGAGCCATCAATCCAAGTTCGCTTCTCTGACCGCCGCGTTGTGAGTCGTTGGGCATGGTGATCCTTAGCCGCGAGGCAGGCCGAACTGTGACTTTAGGTTCCGGATTTGACCGTCGTCAAGGAAGGAGTTGTTCTTACGGAGTTCTTGCAACGCCGCATTGTAGCCTACGTAGTCAGGGGTACGGACGCCGTTGGGATTTCGGATGTCGTTTCGAGCGGGAGTCCCGCCTCCACCGCCGCCGCCACTACCGCCGCCAAAGGGATTGGTCCAGCCGCCGGGAGCACCGCCCCCGCCCCCGCCGCCAAAGCCGCCACCGCTGCCGCCCCCACCACCCGAGCCGCTACCTTGCGGACCACCGGACTGGCCGAGAGCCTGCAACAGATTGGCCGTGAACTGGCCCCAATCCGTCTCCGCTCCGGCCTGTTGCGTGAAGAGGCCGGCCTGCATCATGGCGACCTTCTCATTGAGGGCTTGTATGTTCCGCTCCGCGTCATTGCCGATCCCGCGACGAGTGTCAGTCCGGACCGTCGTGTTTCCGACGCCGCGAGAGATCAGGTCTTGCTCCGACTGAGCGAGAGAGGCGTCCCGGCCCTCAATAATGTCCGCCCGACCCGTGGTACCGAACGTCTCGGCCTTCCCTTGGGCCTGTCCATACAAGCCTCGAACGGTGCCGATGTCCCCCATCTGCTTTAGCAGGTTCTTAGGGTCGAACTTACCGTATTGACTGAACTGTGACATAGTGCCCCCTTACGAGACGTGAAGAACGAGAATGTGTGGATTATTGACCGTGCCAGATGTCGCCGTCAGGGTTATGTTCACTGTTTGGGCCGCCGGTGTTTCGCTGTAGAACAGGCAAAATGGAATACGGTCACCGGCAGAGCCGACAGAGCACTGTTGGAGAGCCTTTGATGTGCCGTTGTATTTGATTTCCAAGGACTCACTGGTGGTAACGCTAGTCCAGTCCCCATACCCGAGAACGATCAACGTTTGTGTTCCGTCCGTCGTGACGGACGCAGTGGCCGCAGCCGTGAGCGTGATAGATGTAACACGCCCGGTCAGCGTTGCCCACTTCAAGCCCATGGCTTGGGCGGAATCAGCCGTCAACAGGAAGCCATCGGTGCCGACCCCGAGCCGAGCCGAGGCGGAAGCGTCACGAGTGAGCAAGTCGCCGCGAGATGTCATGGGGGACAGGGCGTTGAACGCCGTGTTCGCTGTGGTTTGGCCGGTCCCGCCCTTTGCGATTCCTAGCGTCCCGCCTATACTGTCGAGCGTGAGATTCGCCTGCACCACGTCCAAAGTTAGATCGCTCGCGTTGACCGTGACGCTGAGTTTCGTCGAGCCGGCGATGATCGTCTTGAACTCCAGATCGACGCCGGTTTTCTGCTTGAACCAGCCGGACCCCGTGCCGACATTGCTCGCGGTGTTGGCCTCGCCGGGTGTAGTAGCGGCCGCAGCCCACTTCAAGCCCGTGGCTTGGGTGGAATCAGCCGTCAACAGGAAGCCATCGGTGCCGACCCCGAGCCGAGCCGAGGCGGAAGCGTCACGAGTGAGCAAGTCGCC